TGAAAGACAAAATTAGGAGCGAAAAAAATGCCCCACCATCATTGCAAGCCCCTAGTTTGTTCCAGCGAGCAATTAGTTTTGTAACTGAACAATTGGGAATACCTACTGACAATTATACACTATTTGATAGATGAAATAAATGGCAAACTTTATCAAACACTTTACTGCCAAACATTGATTTTGGTGACCAAACTGACAGAGATAGTAATTTATTTTGAACTGGAGCGAAATATAAAAATATATGAAATGTTGACGAGTCATATCCAAAAGCTGGAAAGGTACACCCTTGGTGGGGACATGATGGCAGGGGCACACTGGAGTTAAAAAAGGGTCCCGATAATGAGAGCAAATTGAGTTGGTTGGCAGAGCATCATGGGGACGCAACAGACCCACATTTACCCGGAGATGATATAGACGCTGTAGATTTTACAAAAGAATGGCCGCTTCCGGGGTTGAATTCTGGGATGTCTGATAGTGATACAGACAGGGCTAAAAATTATTACGCTTATGATTACGCTCAAATAAAAAGACTAGCAAGGGCGGAAAGTAATGATAATAATTTATTAAGAAGAAGTCTAAATTTCATAGACGCCGAAGGTTCAGAGAATGTTTTATATATTAAATCAATGATTCCAAGTCAGAGACTAGAGAAGCTTGGATATGGTAAATATAGCCCAACGTTGCTAAGAAAATCTAATGCTGATGTATTTGACGTCAATGGCGGTATTGCCGAACCATGAAAAGATGCTGTAGATAAAATAAACAATTTAGATTATGGCAAAGATTATCCTTCAGATGTAAAAGATTTAATTTCATTTAAGATTAAAGATATACATAATGATAAGTGGATTATATTTAGAAGTTTTATAACTTCAATAACTGATTCGGTAAGCTCAGATTGGTCGGAAAAAAGTTATGTAGGCAGACAAGATAAAGTACATATTTATACTGGGGCTAATAGAAACATGAATTTTACGCTAAAAGTAATGGCATTTTCGATAGTAGAACTAAAGACGTTATGAAGAAAATTTAATTATTTGATTGGGCTTCAATACCCGCATAAACTTCCCGGGGATAACCCGAAAATGATTGCCCCGTTTGTAAAAATGACATTGGGAAGTTTGTTAAAAGATACTCCCGGATATATTAATGGATTAACTATTAATTATCCCGACGATATACCGTGAGAATTGGGTAATTATGAAGATTCAAGATTAAGTGAGTTTAAGAATGTCCAGCTTCCTATGGGATTTGATGTAACAATTGACTTTAAAATTATACCGGACAAGTTGTTGGATTCGCAGTCGCAACATGTGTACGGCGTTCCTACTTCTTGGTTTCCTAGTAGTGATTTTGTTAAAGGGCCGCCTACTGAAGAGGTAAATTAATTATGGATAGATATAGATATACAAAAATTAAAGGTAATAAATATTTAACAACTATGCTTCCTGATATTCAAAAAAAGAATACAGACGTTATTAGAGAAGTTATGTATGGCGATAGATTAGATATATTGGCAGAACAATATTATGGTGATTCAACATTATGATGGATTATTGCTAAGGCTAATGCTTTGTCTGGAGATTCTTATTTTATTAATACAAACCAAGAAATAAGAATACCAATAGATTATATAGAAATACTTAAAAAGTTAAAGGGATAAGTTTATGAAACAGTTGTGAGTTAGAAAGATTTCTGATGAAATTGAAAGGGAATTAATTAAGCGGGAAGAATATCAGGCATTTAGGTGAGAGCCCGACGACGGCGGTTACCTAAATTGAAATGCTAAAACCCCATGAGTTACAGTATATTCAAATATAATGGAAAAGAATAATATAGATTCGGATAGTGAAGGCATGGACGAAGTTTATGATGATAACGGTGATTTATTATATAAAAGAGATAAGATAACAAATTATAACAGTGACACCGCCAAGAAATATATATTTAGAGGGTTAGTGTCAACTATTAACGGTAATAGAGAAACCTTTGACGAAATATATAAATCAAATCCAGATGATGATTTTAAATTAAGGCCAGTTCCTTCTTTAGAAGGTTTATCAATAGAAAATTTAGATGAGTATGGTGGAGTTAGGAAGGCAACAATATCATATACATGTTATACAATAGACCAACTAGAAACTATGGAAAAATTATTTATGTCTCCCGGAGCTTCTTTGTTTATTCAGTGGGGTTGAAATTTTATAGAAAGTCAAATACAAGAAATTGGATTTGATATAAAAAATAATTATGGTAACGAAAGTGGGTGAAGCGATTTGCAAGATAAGGTTAAAGGCGCAGATGGGAATTACGGCGCTTTGAATGGAACAATTACAAAATTTGATTGAAGTTTGGGCGATGATGGTAGTTTTAGTTGCAAAACAGAACTTGTTACTAGAGGATATTTAGATTTATTTCAAAATATTAAAGAAAATACAATAAAATTATTTGAAGATGAAGATGAAAGAACAATAATTGATGTTTTAAAAGGAATTAAAAAAAATGAATATATGGGGGGTAGTGATGCTTTTTATCATTTCGCTGACAAATTAAAAGAAAAATTTCATAATATAAATGGGAAAGGTGAGGCTATAACTTATAAGGCGAAGAAGTATATTTCAATTAGATTTTTATTTAATTTATTAAATTTGTTTTATCCTAAAAATAAAAATGATGAAGTCGAAGAGATATGAAAAAATACTATTCTTGCGGGAGAAGTGGACCCAAGAAGCCGTTCGCATGAAAAATATTATCCAATTCCAGTCATAATAGGCGACTATAAAAATAAACCGGTATTACGTTCGTTAGATAGAGAAGTATTTTTTATTCCTAGGATTGACGGGGCAACAACAATTGGATTTATTACGGCCCAATACTCTTCTGAAGATTTGTTTGAATACCCTGAAGAGCTATGAGGTGCAATTGATACAAAAAAATGAAATATTTTTAAATCAATATATAGAAACGCAGAGGTTAAAGGCGAAAATGTTGGAATGGTAGATAGCTTATTATTGAATCTAGAAATTGTAATTAATGCATTTGGTTCTGCAAATACATTTCAGGAAGGAGTAAGAAATATTTTATCTGAATTAAATAAAAATTCAAATAATTTTTGAAATTTAGATTTAGATATAGGCGAATCAGGCAAAATTAGAATCATTGATAATAATTATATACCAACTAAAATTGACATTAACAAAGATAATATAGCAGATGCGGCTCATATTTTCCCAGCATTTGGTATGCATTCGGCGGTAAATAGTGTAAATTTGTCTGCTGAATTACCAGATGCCATGAAAAATGCCGCCGCTTATAGTGGATTTAGTAATACAACTTCAAAGATACAAAATGGATTTGGTGCGCTTTATAAGGACGTTAGGGATAGTTCAAATAAATTTTTTGGCGGGACAACAGAGTTTCCCAAAGATAAAATGGCAATTTATGAAGCGTCAATAGCTGAACGTGGAGCAAGAACAAAGGCGGATAAATATTTTAAGAAGGGAAGTTATTTTAAAGATATGATAATAGAGTCAGAATATCGGACATGATTAGCAAAGAAATGAAAATTATCTACAGACGAACAGGCTGGTTATACTAGTCCCGGAATAATTCCACTATCGCTATCCCTAACAATAGATGGAATTGAAGGGTTGCAATTTGGAAATATAATCTCTGTAGATTATTTGCCCGATAGATATAAAAATAATTCTGCTTTTATGATTACTGGGATTTCACATGAAATTAGTGGCGAAGGCTGAACGACATCAATAGAAACGAAATTTAGAATATCTTTTAACAAAATTCGGGAAGGTAACAAAAATGACAAACAACCTGAAACAGAAACATTTAGACCTGCCGAAATCATATTAGAAACTGAAGGCACCGCTGAATTTCAAGGATTATAATAATGGCACTACATACAAATGGAAAAGAATTTTTATTAAATGATAAACCTTATATTGGAATATATAATCAGGGGCCAGATAACAATTATTATACTGGTGAGAATTATGTGTTTGGTATATCGTTAGAATTGAGCCCGATTAGGGCTGGAATTGGTAAACGAATTGGAAATGAGGAATATGATTTGTTAGATTCTAATTTTACTCAAAGAGAGTTACACTATGCTATAGATTATTACCCAGCAATAACAGAAGATGACATAAAGAAAAGATTTATATATAGGTATATTGTGCAACAATCAAATGATATAAGGGCAAGGATTATTGAAATAGATAAGGGTCAATATGGAACAATTGATAAGGGATTTTATAAAATTGTAAAAGTTAAATGAATGATAGCTGGGAATATTACAGAAGTTTCGGATAATAACTTATTAGAAACCAAAACCGCATCAAAAGTAATTCCTTACATTACATTCAAATTAAACAACACAGTTGAGTTATATAATTCTGACAGGAATGATATAATATAGTTTTTTGTTTTCTGTTATATAGTTATATAAAAATATATTATTAAGAGGTTATTGTGAGTATTGTTTCGACAGTCAGTCAGCTAGAGAAGATTTCATTTGGCAATGAAGTTATAATAATACCAATATTGAATAACCACTATGAGCATGTCAGCGTTAATCAACTTTCTTTACTATACATTTATGATATAGATAGCAAAGAAGATTACCTATTAAACTTTTCACATTATGACATAAAATTGAAATTGAAATTAAGCGATTTGGAGCTAATAAATTCTAACAATGTAAAGTATGTCTATGATAAGAAAGAAATGCTACAGATATTTAATTTTAATAGCTTATTTGACATTTCATTAATGCAGTATTTACGGATTAACAAGACCATCAATACTGAGAAATACCTAACAGAAGCACACAAATTTTTTTATAAAGAATATAACAATTACAAGGGCGTTAATAAAATTATACCAATTTATAAGCATTTAGAAATGTGTCAAAAAGTCACCAAAAGATTTTTGGGCATAATTAACAAGCATGAAGATAGCAGAGAATATAAATTTTATAATGAGATAGCATGTGAGGCGTTCAGTGGTATTGAAAGAAATGGATTGCATATTAATAGGCAACAATTAAACACGATGTTTTACAATGTTAATAAATACACAACAGATAACAAAGTATATACAAAATATAATTTTAATACTGCTACGGGAAGGCCTAGTAATTCTTTCGGTAATATAAATTATGCGGCATTAAATAAGCACGATGGTACGAGAGATAGTTTTGTCAGTAGATTTGGTCATGAGGGGATATTAGTTGAATTTGATTATGTTGCCTGTCATTTATATTTAATAGCCGACATAATTGATTATAAATTTCCTGACGGTTTATCTGGGCACCAGTATATGGCTTCTCAATACTATAGTACTCCAAACCCAACTGATGAACAGATTAAGGACTCTAAGACAATAACATTCAAACAGATGTATGGGCATGTTGAAAAGAAATATGAGCATATTGAATTTTATATTAAGTTGAAAGAGTTTATAAATTTAATTTGGATTGAGCATTATAATAACAAAGAGATTATACCGGTAATAGAAAGGCGAACTGGTTTAATAGATAACAAGCAGAAGTTATTCAATTATTTCGTTCAGAACTATGAAACGAAAAGGAATGTTCCATTAATATTAAAAATAAACAAGCTATTAAAAGATTATGCAAGCTGTTTAGTATTATATACTTATGATTCATTTCTAATAGACTTTAATAAATTAGATGGGAAGGAAGTGTTTAAAGATATAAAGGGGATATTAACGGAAAATAATAAGTTCCCTGTAAGTGCCAAGTTTGGCATCAATTATGGCAACCTCAAATAATATGTAAAAAAGTTATTTTAGTATATATTTATCAATAGAACAATAGATATAGGGAAAAATTTATGGATATAATATCAGAGTATATAGATGACTTGGCTAAAAGAGTTATAAGAAAAACAAATAATGCATTTGTTGATTGGCATAATCATGATGACCTTACGGCATTGGAGGAAGTATTATCCGAAGATGACGTTTCATTCCATTTAATTGATGAATTAATATTAAACCTTCAAAGTCAAAATAATATATTAAAAGAAAGCAATCCTTCGGAGACAAAACAAGTATTAGCCGAAGGGAAGGGAAAAAGTGTAGTAAAATTAAAATCTAATGTTGATATGGCACAATTGTCGGTTGAAGTACAAAATATAACTGCCGGGAAGAAGTTTGAACAATTTTTGACTAAAAATTGTCAAATTCGCAGGCAGGATGTTAAGGGAACCAACGCAGATGATAAAAAAACGGCGTTTTATGATGTAACAGATGGTAAAATATATTATGCCGCAAAATGGTCAATTGGGGAAAATCTAAGGAAAGTTTTAGATGGTACTATGAATAAAACTACCGTTGGAAGTTTTATTTCTCAAACTGTTCTTCAGTCTGGGGGCAATTATTCTCAAAAATTAAATTCTATGAAGAGTTTCAAAGAAGTAGATGAGTTTATTAAAGATGAGGGATTAAAAATTACTGCAAATAAATTTGGTATAATTACTGGAAAGTGAGAATTATCTAAAGATGGTAAAAATTTAGAGCTTATTATTGGAACAACAAATATATTGTCGGGTCATCAAATTTATAATAGATTCAAAGAGATTGGTTGAAAATTAAATGATAAGCCAAGAGGTAAGCTTATTACTGAGCCGGTATGAACAGAATTGGCATCATCTCCAAAAATTTTTATATTGCCATTAGAAGACGTAAAAATTAAAGATATAAAAGATGAATTAGCACAAGATATTATTAAAAAATCATTCAAAACATCAGACCAATTAATTAGCAGTTTAGAAAAAATATTAAGCACATGAAAAAATAAGGAATAATATAAATAATAATGAGCAGAGAATATATAAAGAATCAACTATTATGTACATTCAGTAAACCAAAACATTTAGAAAGAAATGTAGCAGATATTCATAGTAAATATGAATTGATACATGACAAAATAATAGTTATACAAAGCGAGGATGAAGAAAAAGAATTATTTTGTATATATAACATAGTTCTTAATAATGACGATAATAGTAATTACCCAAATACAATATTAGTTCATAGGAAAAGAAAAACTAATACACTGTATACAATAAACAGTCTTAATCAATTAATATGAAGGCTTAACAATGGCAGTTTCAGTCATGACTTTATTGTACCTTGAGAGAATTATAGAAATACATTATTATTGATTAGAGATAACGATTTATTGAAAGTAAAAACAAAACTATACAAAACCTTTAGATTTTAATAGAGATATAAAATGTATAAATTTTCGTTCAAAGCTCTGCTCAAAGAATATGCAGAAACAAAAAATAGAATTGATTATTTTGATAAAGATAAAAATGTCATTGGATATTTAGAATATGGCGATTATAATGACGTTCCATATGTTGATTATATTTATGTTGAAAAGGAATACAGGAAGAAAAAAATTGCGTATAAATTACTAAAGCAATTACAGCAAGAATATCCCAAAACTGAAATTGAATTTGGTATGTTAACCGGGGATGGTTCCAAATTATATAAGTCATTAAAGTTCAAAGCTACAAAAAATAAACTATATGACAAATTATATAAAAAGTATTTGAATAATAAGGCAAAACAAGATTATGAGACTAAAAATAATTTTCCAAATGGTGATTTGTGGAATGACCTACATGACCAAAATTATTCTATATCAGATAAATTGAAGAATATGAAAAAAGAAACTAAAATAATTATATAGGAGATATAAGATGAACAATAACAATTTTCAAAAATTATTAAAAAAATATAAAAAATACAAGAGAAAATTACTTGTTGAAAGTTCAGGACAATTGTTACAAACAATTATAAAAGATGCGGTGGGTACAGTTGATTTATGAATAACTAGAGACTTAGATGATTGACACAGTTCTAATACTAAAGACCAATATGATATTCTTAATGACAGTATAGATAATTATTTAGAAGATGTATACGATGATATTGAAGACGAGTTAGATGGAGAAAGTGTTGACAAATGAATTAAAAAATACAAAAAAACTATTATTAAAGGAATTCAAAAAGAGTTACTGAAGAGATAAAAATATCTTAAAATAAAGCAAAGAAAAGAACGGCGAAAGTATATATATTATCAGTCAAGGTTTCAACTGCCGATAATGGCAAATGAAAATTAAAAAATGACAAAAAAAACGAATGGAAAAAAAGGAGAATGGAAAATGAGTATTAACACAGATTTCTTAAAAAACCGCCTCAAACAACTACAAAGCAGAAAAGGTTTACAAGCAAACGTATGAAAACCAAAACCCGGTCCAGAAACACGAATCAGAATAGTCCCTTACAAATTTAATAGAGAAAATCCTTTTATTGAATTACAATGGCATTGGCAATTTAATGGCAAAAATATTGTATCACCAACATCTTTTGGTGAAAATGACCCAATGGTAGAATTTGCCGATAAACTTAAATCTACTGGAGAAGCAGAAGATTATAAAAGTGCCAAAGACCTATATCCTAAATTGAGAACATATGTTCCAATAGTGGTTAGAGGTGAAGAAGACCAAGGCGTAAAGTTCTGGGGTTTTGGAATTACAATTTACGAAGCTCTTATTAAATTAATGACTGATGAAGAGTGGGGCGATATTACCCATCCTAATACAGGTAGAGATATTGTTGTTGAATTCAAGACAGCAAAAGAAACCGGAAAGGATTTCCCACAAACAGTAATCAGACCTAGTCCAGCACAAACAAAACTTACCTCAAATGCAAAAGTACTGAAAAGTCTTTTGAACGACCAAGTAAAAATAACTGAAGTCTATAATGTTCTTAGTTATGATGAACTTAAAGACGAATTAGAAAGTTATCTTAATGGTGGTCCGACAGATGAAGGCGATTCTGGTTCTGGGGCAACTGACACTAGCGATGATTATGAAGAAGTTGAAGATAGTTCTGACGAAGATTTGGACTCGGTTATGAGTGAGTTCGATGAAATGATTGACGAATAATAATAATTTAATAGGGGTAAAAAAATGGCTACAGATAGAGACGCATTGGCGAACGCTCTTCATGACACCTTAAACAAAAAGTATAAAACACAAAGGGTTGCTTACTTTCTTAATGAGGACATTTATACTCCCACAGATGTGAGGGACTGGTTATCAACCGGTTCCTCCGTTCTTGATTTGGCAATAGCAAATTTACCAAATGGTGGGATTCCTTATGGTAGAATTACAGAGTTGCAGGGTTGAGAAGGTTCAGGAAAATCTTTGATTGTAGCGAAAATGCTTGCCAACAATCAAAAGGCTGGTGGAATTTCTGTATTAATAGATACAGAGACATCTGTTCATAGGGGTTTTTTAGAAGTGTCTGGCATTGACTTGGACAAGTTACTATATTTAAGACTTAATAAGGTTGAAGATATTTTTGACACTATCGAAACGATGATAGTGAAGGTCAGAGAGAAGAATAAAGATATAAAATTGGCAATAGCGGTTGACTCATTGGCCGGAGCTACTACAAAGATAGAGGACGAATCTAATTATAATAAAGATGGTTGGTCAACTGCCAAAGCTATTATTACTTCAAAAGCAATGAGAAAAATGACTGACATGATAGGCTCATACAATATAGCCTTAATATTTACTCAACAATTGAGAATTAATCTTGGGGTTACTTTTGGAGATAATGCAACCACATCTGGTGGTAAGGCGTTAGGTTTCCATGCAAGCGTAAGATTAAGATTAGACAAGTCTACAAAAATATATGACAAGGAAAAGAATGTCATAGGTATTAATATTAGAGCAAAAGTAATTAAGAATAGGATGGGGCCGCCATTAAGGGTTGCCGTATTCCAAGTTTATTTCGATAGAGGTATAGATGATTATAGTTCTTGGTTATTAACACTAAAAGAGAAAGGGGTTATATCTGTAGGCGGAGCTTGGTACTCATTAATATTAAAGGATGGTGAGGTAAAGAAATTTCAATCAAAATCTTGGGACGGAATGCTAAAAGATAAAGAAATGAAAGAGTACGTTTACGGCCTACTGTGTAAAGCTTGTATTTTAGAGTACAAGCCAGAAAAAGCTATTGACATCGACGAGATTGAAATTTCAGAAGAAATGATTGTGGAATAACTGTCATGTCAATGAAACAGAGCTATGCGGATATTTTGAAAAATTTATCCAAAAATAGAAAGCCAGAAAGCATCAATGATAAAGTTCTAATAATAGATGGTATGAATACTTTTCTCAGAGCTTATGCGGTATCCCCGTCGTCAATAGACGATGGTACGCATATTGGTGGCATTTCTGGCTTTTTATATTCTGTTGGCTATGCAATAAAAAGATTTACACCCACAAAATGTATAATAGTTTTTGATGGAATTGGTGGTTCGAAAAGAAGAAAGAAAATTGACCCCGAATATAAAGCAAACAGAAAAGTTCATACAAAAAAATACAATAGGGCTTATGATTTCCAAGATGATGTTAATGATGATAAAATGAGAGCATTACAATTACAAAGATTGACAGAATATTTAGAAACATTGCCGGTTACAATCCTTTGCGAAGATTATGTAGAGGCCGATGATATAATCGCATATGTAGTTGGTCTAAACAAAAAGAGTGATTATGTAATTATGTCAGCAGATAAGGATTTTTTGCAACTTGTAGATGACAACGTAAAAGTATGAAGTCCAACAAAAAAGGAAGTTTATACAATTAAAAAAGTACTACATGAATATAATATTCATCCATATAATTTTGCTTTATTTAGAGCAATAAATGGAGATAAGAGTGATAATATAAAAGGAATTAAAGGTTTCGGACCTTCAACTATAAAGAAGTACTTCTCTTTTTTAAATGAGGGCGAGAGACATGATATAGGCGATTTAGTAAGATATGCTGAAAAGAATAAGAAGTCGGTTATTTGCCAGACGTTAATTGATAATAAAACAACATTAGAAAGAAATTACAGTTTAATGCAATTAGAAGAATCAATAATTTCTGGACAAATGAAGTTGAATGTTTTGGAACTATTGGACAACGAAATGAATGAGCTTAATAAATATAAATTTCAAGTTATGTCTCTTGAAGACAAACTTAATTTTGTAATTAAAAATATCAATACGTGGATATTATTATTTAGTAAGTTAAACTTATTTGCGGTCAAATATAACAAAAAGTCAAATAAAAGATAGAAAGATTTTTCTTTTTTTTTATCTTTTGGGATTCTGCCGGTGTATTTAGATATAAAAGGTTACGGAGTGGAGAAAATGAATAAAAAGAATGTTAAAATTAATGAAGATGCCTTTCACGAACTTAAGATTTATTGTGCGAAAGAAAACAAGAAAATCTATGAAGTGGCATCAATGCTTATAAGCGAGGGTATAAAAAAGAGCCAAGTAAAATCTAAAGATAAATCATATGAATAATTTTCTTTAATATAATTATCATTATGAAGAAAAATAAGGAGATGGTTTATGACAGATACGCTGGGTAGTTTTGGCTATGCATTTCAAACAAAACTAATTACTGCTTTATTATTGGATAAGGAGTTTATAGAACAAATTAATGACGTTTTAAAAGTTAATTATTTTGATTCGGATTCTAATAAATGGATTGTTGGGAAGCAATTAGATTACTTTGAAAAATATAGGGCAACAATGTCTCTAGATGCTCTTAAAATAGAAGTAAAGAAAATAAAGGGCGAAGTTGAAAAAACACAGGTGATTTCAACAATAAAAGATGTAATAAAAAACTTTAAGTCTACAGATTTAAATTATATTAAAGATGAAGCAATAACATTTTGCAAAAACCAAGAAATGAAAAATGCAATATTGCAATCAGTAGACCTGCTGAAGGCTGGAAGTTATGATGCAATTCATTCATTGTTTGATGAGGTAATGAAAAAAGGACAAGTTAAAGATGTTGGTTTGGATTACAATGTTGACTTTGAAAGACGATATAATGAAGCATTAAGAAAATGTATAGTTCTGCCTTGGAATGTTCTAAATGAATTGACTGATGGCGGAATTGGTGCTGGCGAACTTGCTTGCTTTGTGGGCGGACCGGGAACTGGTAAAAGTTGGTTGTTGGCAAATATTGGGGCTCACGCCATAAAACTTGGGAAAAATGTATTACATTATACATTAGAATTAAAAGACAATTATACCGGACTAAGATATGATTCTCTTTTATCAGGATTTGCGACACAAGACTTAAAATATCATAAAGATAAAGTAAAAAAGGAAGTTGACAAATTAAAGGGTAAACTTACAATAAAAGAATATCCGACTTCTACGGCAAGCATACAAACATTACAAGCTCATATTAAAAAGCATGAAACATTAAAATTTAAACCAGACCTAATAATAGTTGATTATGGCGATTTACTTTCAACTAAAGTTTCGAAAGGAATGGACAATAGTTATCATATTGGCGGCAATATCTTTGAAGAGTTAAGAGGTTTGGCTGGTATTTGGGATGTTCCATTATGGACAGCCTCCCAAGCTCAACGTTGCCATATTTTATCTGATAAAGTTATAACATTAAATGGAGAAAAAGAAATTGGCGATGTTAATGTTGGTGAAAAAATATTAACCCACAAAGGATTCAAAAAAATATCACATAAGTTTCCAATGGAAAAACAAGCCGCATATAAAATTAAATTAAAATCTGGAAAAGAAATAACAATATCGGCAAACCATGAATTACCAGTTATGTATGGCAAATGTAAATCAATAGAAATGGGATTAAAAATTGGTGATAAACTTTTTACAAAGAAAAAATAGAAATATGGATTTCAAATGCGGAAATGTAATTATAGAATATGATGGGGATTATTGACATAAAAATAAAGATTTAGATAAATTAAGAGATACCTATACAAACTCAAAGAATTATAACACATTGAGAATAATGGGGAGCGAATATGGAAAAAACAAAAAAAAAGTAATTAGTAAATGTAAGGAGTTTATAAATGAAAATGCACAAATTAAATCCTAAAGATTTTATAATGGATGAAATAGTTTCAATAGAATTAATTGGAGACAAAGACACCGTAGATATATCTGTTGAAGACACACATATGTTTTTTGCAAATGATATATATTCACATAATTCGTCTGCCGAATCTGAAATTGTTCAAGGACATCAGGTAGCAGATAGTTATAAGAAAATTATGATTTCGGATTTTATTGTATCATTATCAAGAACTGTTGAAGACAAGGTTGGGGGAACTGGCAGATTGCACATTATAAAGAATAGATTTGGGGCAGATGGTTTGACCTATGGCTCGTCATTTAACGCTTCTAATGGCAATTTTGTAGTACACGATACTGTCACCGTGGAGGGTAGGAAGCAAACTGAAAAAGCATTTAAAAAGGACGGCATGAAAAGAGAATATTATAGAAGAAAGTTTCAAGAGATAAATGATAAAACAGAGAATGATGAAGAAAAAGTTGAATAATTTAATATTTATATTAAATGATTGTTGGGAGACTATTAATGAAAGTTAGTATAAAAAGAGAAATTATTTCCGAAATATTTGGAGAATATAAGGAATTATTTATTGAATCCGGAATTCAAAATATAAAGAAATTAGCGAAACAATATAAAAAGGCCGAGATGTGATTTCATGTAGATTTGGACGGAGTTGCGACTGCAATTGCTATGAAAGAATATTTAAAAAAATATGGGGTTACTCTTGTAGATGCGTACCCAATTCAGTATGGGGGAAAAGAATTTACAACTAACAAAATGACCCCGGGAAGATTACATGTGTTAGTTGATTTCGCTCATTCGAAACCGGACATAAGAATTCATACTGACCACCACGATAATCAAACGGGCGTACCCGTAAAGGCTTCAAAATATTTTGTCAAATCTCCCTCAAATGCTACCGCAATATCTGATAAAGTTGCCACAAGTAATATTTATAGTTCAAATGATTCTAAGGTAATTGATATGGTTGATTCTGCCAATTATGCAGATAATGATATTACGCCGGACAATGTTATGAACACAGTATTTAAACTAGACAAAAAACTTGGGGTTGATAGAAACAACATTTATTTTGGACTAGTTGCTAACAAAATCCTCCTATCTTATAAGAATAAACCTAAATTTTTATCTAAGGTAGTGATGAACAGTTCTCCATCATTGAAAAGTATTTACTTAAATATGAAAGAAGAAGCCAAGAAATTGGGATATGATATTAGTAAACTCAAAGCTAATAGCGTAGCATATCAAGACCAATCAGCTACAATTAAGGGAAAGAAAGATAAATTATTTTTAATGGGAAGCACAATAATGGTTTATGGATTGCTCGGAAGTGCTTTCAAGCCCGGGTCTTACGACAGATATACTGTCTTTAAATTATATCCCAAGTCAGATTATATTAATATTTGTTGGCCAATGGGGCTTATTCAGCTTGCCAAAAATCCATTCAAAAAAGCCAAAAATCCATATCATTTGGGGAACATAGCGAAAAATGTATTAAATAAATATAAAAGTAAATTAGATATAGAAACTAACCTAGAGGATATAAAAAGAATATTTGAAAGGGATATTACAAAAGAAAAAACACAATTAAATCCGGGGCAATGAATGAACTTTAATTTCACTGATTTTATGAATTTGTACGGAGATAAAATATATGGTATTGACGTAAAGAAAAAAAATGAACTTTTAGTAACACTAAAAAGTGTTGCTAAAAAAGATTGAAAAGATTTGAACGAAGATGAAAAAGAAATATTAACAAATGCAAAAATAAAAGTTTGAGATGTTATTCAAGCGTCATCTGGGGGGCACAAAGATATTACAAATATATCTGGATTGAATTTTTATGGCAAAGGTTATGTTGATTTAATGAAACAGATTTGAAAAGATGTCGGAGAAGAAATGAAAAATAAGAAACTACAAGAAGGTTAATATGTATAAATATAAAGGTTATGTAGGTCTTGGAGATACTGGCGGATTAGTACCATTTTCTTTTGAAATGATTCATCCAATAATGAGAAGAGAAGATATGATGTTTACAATAAGTAAATGTATTAACCAGCCAATAAATAATATTCAATGAATAGAAGAATATAACGTAAAAAAGAAATAAATAAAATAAAAGAGGTCACAAACAATGAAAATATACAACGGCATTACATTGCCTAAGTTTTACAAAACAAAACCCTATTCAGGGAAAACAAAAAAATACTTCTATACACCCTATAAAAAACTATTTGGTAAAATATGGTTAGTAAGCTATTATAAAAAAAACTCACAATACTATAACAAGAAAGCAATATTATTTCTGATGCGGTATGTAAAGGTTGCTATAAATGAGGTAACTAAAGTAAATAACAAACAATATATAGAAGAAAAAGATGTATCAATATTAGACAGTAAAAATACATTATTAATTAGTTGCTATTCTAAGCAAGATGGTTGTTATGTTGGAATGCCTAATAAAGTAATGAAACTTATTACTGATAAAAAAATTACACAATTTTACGGCAATGGACAACAAGATTATGCAATAGTTGGATATTCACCAAAACAAAAAAAACTATATCATTGGAATAAATCTAATATATATGAAATACAGACTGATGAAAAGTTGACGGCAGAAAAAATAAAAATAATAGCAAAAATGATAGAAAAGAAAGATGAAGAACAAAAAAACGATTAGATATTAAAAGGAGATAAATGTGTTAATGAATGACTTTCAAAAGGAAATATGAAAACAAAATTACAAGTTACCATCAGAGAACAAAATAGAAGATACATGAAGAAGAATTGCCAAGGCAGTTGCAAGTGTAGAGAAAGATAAAGAATATTGAGAAGAACAATTTTACTATTTGCTGGAAGATTTTAAGTTTGTCCCCGGAGGTAGAATAAATGCCAACATAGGTGTTAATGGAAGAAAGGAGACTACACTGTTTAATTGTTATGTTCACAACCCAAAAGACATTGGGTTTGAAGACCCAGATTCAATTGAAGGAATTTTTGAAATGGCAAAGAAACAAGCATTAACTCTTAAGTCGGAAGGTGGTTATGGAAGTAATTTTAGTTGGCTAAGACCTGCCGGGACATATATCGCTGGCATAGGAGCAAGAACGCCGGGAGTCTTAAAGTTTATGGAATTATGAGATAAGTCCTCTGAAATTATTACTATGGGAACCACAAAGAGACATGGCAAAATAAGAGAGTATGAAAAAATTAAAATAAGAAAGGGTGCGCAAATGGGCGTGCTGAATTGTTTTTCTAAAAATACTGAAGTTCTTACAAGTATTGGTTGAATGGATATTATTGATATAATTAATAAAGTTTTAGATGGTCAAAAAATATTAGCATTAGATAAGAATGGAATGCCACATGAAATATATAATCCAATAATTAAGGAACCAGAGCAATTATACGAAATAGAAACCGAAGATGGGGCTATTCTCCAAACGACAGCAGACCACAAATTTGAGGTTTATAACATTAATACAAAAGAAACATATCTTAAGCCAATTTGTGATATTGAAATTGATGTAGAAATGCTGACCTCATTAAATACTCAGGATGTATAAAATATATTTTTTTACGAAAAAAAATGACACCCAGATATTTATATTAAAGGAGTAATTAAAATGAAAAATATTAATTTTTTTGAATATAATTTATTGTCTGATAGAAATATTTTAGATAATAATAAAAACGATTATGTTATATGTCCAATATGTAAAAAAAAAATAACATTTAATGGATGCACCTCACATTCCAAAATCCATTTTGAAATTATTAATGCTAAGAGAAATTTTATAAAAAAAAAATATAAATTTCAAAATTATTGTTATTGCGGTAATGAAATAATTGTTCCAGAGAATATGAGAGATGCTAGAAGAAAACATACTCACTTCTGTTCTAACGAATGCTTTAATGAAGCAAAGAAAATTGTTAAAAAATATTATAAAACAAAATTATTAAATAAAAAATGTATAATATGTGGCAAAAAATTTGATGCAAAGCACGTGAAAACAAAAACATGTTCATATAATTGTTGAACAAAGTTATTATCCAAAATAACAAAAAAAACATGAGATGATAGAACAGATAGAGAAAAAGAACAAATTGCAAGGAATATATCGTCGGGCTCTATTGGCAAACAAGGATGTATTGCTTGAAATAAGGGTTTATCGGGCGATGAATATATGAACCATTACATTAAAGAGGATGGCACAAATTCTCTTTACGAAGCATTAAAAAATAATGATAAGTGATTTAGAAAAACAAATATTGAAAAAAAATTTGAAAGTTTATTGTTAGAATTAGACGCAAGTTATCAGTATGGATTTTTCACACAGGGCTCTCAATTTGACTTTTTAATTTCTACAAATAAATTTGTTTATATTATAGAGCTTGATGGTGATTATTGACATAAATCAAAAAGATTATTTCCAAATATAAACGATAGAAAAATGAAACGACAAGAAGATAAATTAAAAGAAAAAAAAATAGAAAATATAAAAAATACAACAAAATCTTGAATAGTATTAAGATTTTGAGAGTATGATATAAATAATAATTTTAATAAAATAGAAAAGTGAATTAATAAATTATTAATAGGAGAAAATAATGATAAAACAATATGTGAAATTAAAAAGAATTACGCCAATTGAAGTTAATAAGTCATATGATTTTGCAGTTAAAGATAGCCACAGAATAATAGCAAGGAAGGGAGGGACAAAATTAGGAATTTATACATCTAATTGTTGGCACCCCGACATAGAAGAGTTTATAGTTGCAAAGCAAACGGCAGGAAGATTAACTAAGTTTAATTTGTCAGTTGGCATCACAGATGGGTTTATGGAGAAAATTTCTGAACCAGATAATAAAATTACAATTAAACTCAATGATGGCAGTGTATATTACGTCAAACCGAACGAAGAGATAGAGGTCGATGGAGAGGTTATTTTGGCAAAAGATTTCAAAATAAAACAGCAAAAAAAATAATTATGTGATACTTATATATGTATTACAATGTAGTATTAGGAGATACAATGAATGACAAAGGAACTAAAATGGTTAGTTTGAGAATGCCCATTCCAATTTATAATTATTTAAAAAACAAAGCTGACAAAAAATTCTCTAACGTTAGTAGAATTATTATAGATATATTAGTTGATAATTATATGGAGGATAGTGAATGCCATATTGAAAAAGAGGATTAGTCCCATCCAAAAGTGACTTAGTTGCTTCAATAAATAAATTTAAATATCAAAATAAAATTTGCGAATATTATAATGTATCAACCCCCACATTTATGAAATGAAAGAAGTTATACAGATTGAATGATTTGTTTAATTTTAAAAAGAATTCGGGAAATTGAGGCCCAAAGCCGCCAATGACAAATGTCCAAAAAAAGAAAATCAGCGAAACAAAAAAAAAGCAATATAAAAATGGAATTTGTTCAAATTTAAAATCAGAGGTGATTGAGATAATATGCCCGATATATAATGAAAAATTTTTAACAACAAATGACAGCCATAGAAGAAAAACTTGTAGTAAAATTTGTGGGAATAAATTAACTGGATTAACAAATACAAAAATTAATACATTTAACGCTATTTGCAAACAATGTGAAAAAAAAATTTATAAATATCCAAGTCAGCGTAATTCTCATACGTTTTGCTCATATGATTGTGCTAACAAATGAAGAAGAGGAAAAGATTATGAAGAATTATATGGCATTGATAAAGCAAGAGAAATAAAAACAATTATAATGAAAAAAACAATTGAAAATAATAAAAATATGCCATGAATTACTAACCCTCATATTATTCTAAAAAACAAAATGATTGAAAATAAAATTTATGATGGGTTTAAAACTTCCCAACAATTATTTTGGTTTGAAATAGATGAATTAAATCAAAATGATAAAATATGTATTGAGGTTGATGGGGACTATTGGCATAACAGACCTAAGCAAAAAATAAACGACAAACGCAAAAACTCTTATTTGAAAAACAAAGGGTATTTAGTGTTAAGGTTTTGAGAAAATGATATTTATAATAATTTAAATAATATTATAGAAACAATTAAATTGGAGTTAAAGAATGTTAAAATTAAAAAGTAAAGACATAAATAAAGTATATGAAAGCGGTATGTGAGAGTTAAAATTTCCTGATACAGAATTTGAAAAATATAAAACTGAATGGGGCGGTGATTTACAAGACTGAGAATCTAAAGGTTATCCTGTAGAAGTATATAAGAAAATTAAAGCAAAAGATTTATGAGACACTATAATGATTTCTACATATAATAGAAATGAACCCGGAGTATTATTTTTAGATTTGGCAAATAAGTTAAATACAATTCCAGAAGATGAAACAATTCAGGCAAGTAATCCCTGTATTACAGGAGACACTTTGGTTGCAGTTGCTGACGGGAGAAATGCCGTTTCAATTAAACAACTTGTAAAAGAAAATAAAGAAGTTCCTATTTATTCAGTATCAAATGAAAAAGTAGTAATAAAAACTGCAACGAAGATTTTCAAAACAAAAGAAAATGCAGAGATATTAAAAATAACACTAGATGATGACAGTACATTCAAATGTACGCCAGACCATAAAATAATGTTAAGAACTGGCAAATACATTAAAGCAATAAATTTGAAAGAAAATGATTCATTGATGCCATTTAATTCATATATTTCAAACACAAGATATAGACAAATTTCTTCCAATACTGGTAGAGATAGAAGACAATATAGAATGATGGCAGAATATAATAATTTAATTGTAGATGTAAAAAAAACAGCAATACATCACAAAGATTTTAATAGTTTTAATGACAAGATTAATAATTTAGAAGCAATGCCCCACACAGAACATAGACATATTCACTCAACTAGAATTAAAGGAAAGAATAATCCATATTTTAGAATGACAGATGAATGGAAACATAATTTTGCTTCTCATCCGGGAGAAAAAAATGGTAGATTTTCTGGTATTTCAAATGATGAATTAAAAAATATTATATTAACTGAAATTAAATCTAGAAAAAGACAGATTACAAAAAGTGAATATTTTGTATTATGTAATAAGTTTGGATTACCCAAATCATTTTCAGAATTTAGAAAAAATAGTTTAGGCAAATCTCCTGTAGAATTGATAAAGGAATTAACGGTTAAAGCTGGGTTTGAAATTATACCAAAATACAAACTTAGAAGCCTTATACATTATAACCATAAAGTCAAAAGAATTGAAAAAATAAACAATGAAGATGTTTATGATATGGTTGTTCCGGGCACAAATAATTTCGGTATAATAACAAGTTATAATGATGATAAATATATTACAAGCTCTGGAATTTTTATTCATAATTGTGGGGAAATATTAATGTCAACTGGCGTATGTAATTTGGGTTCGTTAAATTTACCTAAATTTATAACAAAGGATGGCGTTGCTCAAAGAGCGTATTTTGATTTTGATAAATTTGAGGCATGTATTATTATTGCTATTAGATTTTTAGATAACATTAATGATATTTCAAACACACCACTTCCAGAATATGACAAATCATTAAAAGAAAAGAGAAGAATTGGATTAGGCGTTATGGGTTTAGGTTCTTTACATTTTATGATGATGATGAAATATGGCGGGCTAAAATCACAAGAATTTACTGAAATGTTATTTAAAACGAAATCTGGTTGTGAAATTTTGGCATCAGCAATGCTGGGAGAGGAAAAGGGGTCATTTAAGTTTTTTGATAAGGGCAAATATTTTAATACACATTGGTGGAAAAATTTACAGATACATGAAAATATTAAAAAAAATATCGAAACAATTGGATGTATGAGAAATAGTCATAGGTCAGCAAACGCTCCAACTGGTAATTGTGTGAGAAAAAACACAAAAATCCAAACCAAAGATGGTATAAAATCAATTGCTCAAATTTTTAGAGAAAATAAAATTGATATATCGAAAGAAGAAAAAAATCAATCCTTTATTCCAATCAGAACTACAGAAGTTAAAACTTTAAGCGGATACAAAAGAATTACTGGGCTTTATATAAATGATAATAATAAAGTATATTCTGTCAAAACAAGCAATAAAAATAAAATCGAAGGAACAAATGAACATAAGGTTTTGGTTAAAGTAGATGAAAAAACTGCAAAATGAGTAGAATTACAAGATGTAAAAGTCGGAGACAAAATTTTATTACAAAAAAAGCACCCACACTAATATATATATATATAGAATTATAAGGTAGGTGCTTTAGATGGAAAGAAAAAAAAGAGGAAAATACAAAAGTTATAAAATGAGAATATATGAGGAAAATTCTAAGGAAGTTGCAGATAAATTATGAGAAGAATATTTACTAAAAATATCTCAAAGTTTAGATGGATTTGTAAAAAGATATGGTAAAGAGTTAGGAGAAGAAAAATATAATTTATTTATTGAAAAGTCCAAACACACAAGGGTTAAATATATTAAGAAATATGGAGAAATGTCAGGAAATGTAAAGTGAAACGCTTACATTCAGAAGAAAAAAGAAACATCCAAAAGAAGTATTAAATATTGGTTGAAAAGATATGATGGTGATTATGAATTGGCGAAAATTGCCCAATCGAATTATCAAAGAAGAGATAAAGATTTTTTTATTAAAAAATATGGTAAAGAAGATGGTCAAATAAAATACAATCGTAGAGCAGAAAAACAAAAAAAATCAATAAATGAACATTATAAAAAAGATGGGAGCAAAGAGGCTCATGCAATTTGTATAAAGACATTTATAAACAAATGAGGTGAAGACATCGGTGAACAAAAATATAAAGAATATTTATTAAAAACATCACCTAGTATAATTTGAAATAAATCATCCATTTCAAAAGTTTCACAAGATTTTTGCAATGCGTTAGAAGATAATATTGACGAGCCGTTAAGGGAATATATAAAGTATGCTACAAAAAATAATGAATGGTGAATTTATGACTCAAACAACAGGGGATATTTTTTTTATGATTTTACTATAGTTAAATCCAATAATAAAAAAATAATAGAATTTAACGGTGATTATTGGCATGCCAACCCTCAAATTTATACCGAAAATTGAAAACATAATGTTTTGGATATTACTGCCGAAAAAATATGAGAAAGAGATGAATATAAATATAAATTGGCACGAGAAAATGGTTTTGATATATTGGTAATATGGGAAAAAGAATGAAGAAATAATAAGGAAGACGTTATAAAAAAAAGTATTAATTTTATAAAAAATATTGAGGAGAAATAAATGGAAATAATTAATATTGAAAATTTAGATTTAATTGAAGAAGAAATCCAATCAATTGAATTGATTAAAGATGATACATATGATATAGAGGTAGAAGATGTTCACCATTATATTTTGAATAATGGGATTATATCTCACAACACTGGAATTTATGCTGGAGTAGTTTCGGGTGGAATCGAACCTGTATTTATGAAACAATATGTACGATGGTCAATGGTTAGTGATTACGAAAAAAGAAAAATGCTTAAGAGTGGTATTGAGTTTCCAGATATAGTTAAGAACGAATGGTTTGAAACTAAAAATTTCACATTTGTTCGTAAAGGTGATGAGCAAATTTTACAAGGTACAATAGATGATATAGATTATGAGATAGATAAGAATAGAGGGCTAACAAAAGCAACTGATGTTATAGATTATGGGTATCAATGATTATTAGATAATGAAACAGACATTAACATTGCAGAGGCTGAACATGGAGAACAGTTAGCAACGACAACCGAATTAACCGTAAGAGACCATATCAATATCTTAAAAATAATTTCACATTATACAGACATGAATAGTAGCAAGACGGTAAATTTGCCAAATGAATACACTTATGATGACTTCAAAGGTTTATATTATAATGCTTGGGAAAATAACATAAAGGGCTTAACAACTTACAGGGCAGGTACAATGATAGCTGTTTTAGAAAAGAAAAAAGAGATTAAAAAATATCAATCTGAATTAGAAAAGATGTTCATTGAGGCTAATGGTAATGTTATTAAAGAAGATGTTAAAATACCAACAGAATATTTTTCTAAAGGATATGTTATTAAGGATAGAAACTTAAAGAAGTGGTATTTTAATGTTGCGTTTGCCGATAGTGCCCACAAGAAGCCTTTTGCTTTCTTTATTTCAACTAATAGAAGGGCCAGAGGCGAGGTTGCAGATAACGCTATTGAGGCTCTTGAAGGATTAATTAGAAAAAATAAAATTAGTGAAAAGTTAATTGATAGGCAAAAGGCGAAATATATAAATGAGAGTAATGTTAATAGAGTTGCAAGGTCAATTAGTATGGCATTAAGACATAACATTGCTATTGCAGATATTGTTAATGTATTAGATAATTGTCATGATGGATTTGCTACAGTATTATTTGCTACTAAAAAAATATTAAGTAAATTTATAAATGATGGAACAAAAATTAAAGGTGAAAAATGCCCAGACTGTGGCAGGCGGACTTTAGTTTACCAAGAGGGTTGTGTAATGTGCAGTAATTGTTCGTGAACTAAATGTTAGGAGGTTGTTGTGAAATTTATTGCTGTAGTTGGTAGGAATAATAGTCAGGCAAGTTATTGGATACATATAGGCGTTGACCCCAAAACTCTTGTCGTTAATAATAAGACAGAAATTGTATATGAAAATGGTGATACATATTTTATAGTAAATAGTATACATGATTTGCATGGCATGAATATAGATGAATATATGATATTAGAAGGCGCCAGAGATAGAGAAGATTATAAAGAGTTGATAAGAGAACTTGAATATAGGAAAAAATAATGAAAGATTATAAAGAGTACAAAAAGAAAGTAACCGTTATGGCAAAATTATTTGAAGAGGGTGACGAAGATGGAGTGAATTGTTTACGAGACCGTGATTTTTGTTATTATTTAGAGAATCAAGAAAAATACAAGAAATGTGATAAATGTACTGCCCCAGTCAAAATAAAACCATACATATCAACATTAGAGAATCAAATGCATTTTGGGTTTTGGGAAGATAATTATATATGCATTGGTCCCAAAAATGAAAGATGACTTGTTAGAAAAGATATATTTGAAGAAACTTATGAGGAGATACCAAAGGTTATTATTGATAAAGAGCCCACCCAAAGGGTAGATGTTTTAGAGCTTATGAAGGCTTGCGGAGATGTCACTAAAGAAGAAATAGAAGAACTAAAACAACTCAAAATGGATAAATTTTATTCAAATATGTAATTTATAAATTATAAGGAGATGTAATGGAAGATAAAATTAAAGTATTATCAGCATTAAAAAAACAATTAGATTTAATGTTAGAAATTAGTATAATTTCGCTAAATGAAGGTACAAAAACAAGCAAAGCAATAAATGATTTATGTGAAGCAGACATAGATTATATGTGAAGCAAATTCAACAAATATAGAAGGCATCTAATGGGAAATATGATAGACAACGATATACAGCCTATTAAAAAATATAAACCAAAAATATATCATATGCCAACTGATTTATCTATTTGTCCCAAATGTGGCGGCGAAACAACGACTTACAGGCACCCCTATGCAAAGATATGGTGTAGAAATTGTGGCCATGTACTTAGGGAGGAAGGTCAGCGTGGAAGATAAATTATTGCCACAAAAAGAAATATATAAGGTCAAAAAGGGATGGGGCTATGAACTATGAATTCATAATGATGAGGATTATTGCGGCAAAATATTACACATTAACGTTGGCAAGAAATGTTCTTTGCATTTTCACTTAAAAAAGAAAGAAACTTTTTATTTACAGAAGGGTAAAATATTATTAACAATAATTTATAACGATGGAGAAAAATCTACATATATATTAGATGTTGGAGATTCAATGGAAATTAGTAGAGGATTGGTTCATCAAATGGAAGCGCTTGAAGATTCAGATATTATTGAATTTTCAACCCAGCATTTTGACAGCGATAGTTATAGAATAAAAAAAGGAGATTAACGGTGAACAAAAATTTAGGAAAGATTATTATTGGCGAAGAAGCATTAAAAGCAAGAATTGAGCAGTTGGGAGTTGAATTAACCAATGATTATAGAGATAAGAAACCAATATTTATCTGTATATTACGAGGTGGAGTAATGTTCTTATCAGATTTAATTAGAGAAGTTGGCACTGATTTAGAGATTGATTTTATGTCAGTTTCAAGTTATGGTAATAGTACCGAATCATCTGGAGTTGTAAAGATTCGCAAAGATATAGATACAGATATTAAAGATAGACATGTAGTTATTATAGAAGATATTGTAGATACGGGCCTTACATTAAAATATATCTCTGAATATTTACAAAGACATAAACCTCTTTCTGTAAAAATATGTTCTTTATTAGATAAGGTTGAGGCTAGAGAAGTCGAGATAAAGGTTGACTATGTTGGGTTTGAAATAGAGAACGAATTTGTTGTTGGCTATGGAATTGACTATGCAGAAAAATATAGAAATCTGCCTTATATTGGAGTCGTAAAAGAAGAAGTGTATATGGAGATATAATATGGACAATAATTATACAAACATTATAAATGAATTAATAGTAAATGGCAGTAATAACGTTGATGAATTTGATTATGAGCAGGTTTCAGATGGGTTTCATACATTTGGCGAATTATATGAATTTAGAAAATTATATAATGCTTTATTGTTTAATGAATGGGCGAAACATTATAAATTTTCTGTTCACAAATCACTTAGACATTATAACGGAGAAAAATGTTTTGACGGTAGCTGGTTTATTGTTTCGGCAATGTTGCCGTCAGGTCAAATATCAAATCATTATAAAATAGAAGATTGGGATTTATTTGATGTTCCTATTGCTGACAAGGCAATATTTGCATTTGACGGGCATACTACAGGCGATGTAATAAAAAGGTTAAAAGAAACTTTGGAGGATAAATAATGAGTGCGTATGAACCAAAAAAGATACCAAAAAAAGTATGGATAACGCATAAGAATTGACTGAAAAGAAATCCCTATGATTGTTCCACACCATTACCAAGACAAATTTATTTAACAGAAAGTAATATAAAGAAATTAATAAATGACCCAAATAAAACATGGAGATTGCAATAGGAGGAAATATGATTAAGGTTATAAAACCAACAGAAGAATATTTTGGATTAAATAAAGAAAAATGTGTCAAAGTTTTTTTGGCTGGCGGCATACAAGGCTGTCCAGATTGGCAAGGAGACCTTGTAGAAAATCTACATAGCCGGGCCTGGGCAAACCAAGGTATTCCCATTATCATTTATAATCCAAGAAGAGACACAAGGTTTGATAAGGACGATGATGATGAGTACGAAGCTCAAGTTGCTTGGGAAGCGGAGCATCTAAAAAGCGCAGATATAATTGTTTATTGGTTTTCAAAAGGTTCTGTCAATCCAATAACATTATTTGAATATGGAATGTATGGGTTGTCTGGGAATAAGCCAATAGTTGTTGGCATTGATAAAGAATATGAAAAAGAAAGAAGCGTGGTTATGCAAACATTATTGGCAAGACCAGAAACAGAAATAAATCTTGGTGGAGAATTTTTTGCCCATGATATTATTGATAAAATAATTGAAGTAAATACTTCTAAAGGGGGCATAAGTAAATAATGAAAAATAAAATTTCAGTATTTGGCAGTACACAATACGATTAAATCTTTACGATTTGGCCAAATTTGTCCGCTAAATATAGGGCACTCATGCATCACCTCTGTTGATATGGCAATAGATGAATTCAAAATAAAATTTGGAGAGTTTCACAATAATATAGATAAATATAAAAAGGAGATTAAAGATGGTAATAGAGATTAACGGACATAAGAGAATTAATTATGCAAATGTAGTTAGTGAGGATATAATTTCCAGACTTGTTAATGATATAGTTCAAGTAAAATATTCACTTGTAAACGGGGACACCTTAGTATTGCAAATGACAGAATCAGAATATAATGCACTTGGTATGGAAATTAGTAATGGTGTACAGAGTGTAATTAAAATTAAATGTAACATTCTGCAAAAATTATTAAAGGATTAAAGAAATAATTTGACAGATTATATTAAATAATTATTATTAACGCAAATAGAAAGACCAAGGAGGGTGTTGTGATTAGTACTGATTACGGCTTGGAAGCAAAATTAGAAATATCAAACGGAGAAAAGGACGACAAAGGACAGGATATGATTTCCGTTACTTTCACCGTTAAAGAAAAATTGGCAAGAGATAAAGAGTTTAATAACTATTCTTATCTCCATTTGGACGAAGATGGAATAGTTATAATTGCATCAGCACATAATTATGATGATGAAAAAATATATTACGAAGAAGATGGGAAAGAAACTTGGGCAATTATTCTTGATACAGAAATTTACATAGAGCCTGAATTTTTGACAGAATGCTTAAAAGCTTATGCAAGAGCAATGAAAAATGTTAATAGTTGGATTAAGATTCCAAATCATGATGCTACAGAAAAATCATTTCTTAGTGCAATAAAACAAATATCGTTATAAAATTTCCAAACATGGGGACTATGGAGAAAACAAGTATGTATTAATACAGAAAAATGGCGGCAAATTATTAGAAAAATTTTATCCATGGGCCAAAACAATAACGCCAAAAGATATTAGGGAAATTATTATAGAAGAAAATATATAAATAGTTTGACAAGAATTATAAAAAAATTATTATAGTAATGTAAATAGAGAGGGAGATAAAAAATGAAAGAACAAAAACTACAAGAAATAATCCAAAAACTTCAAGATATCATTTCAGAAACTGTCTTTGAAAATCATGTATTTATTGTTGGTGGCGCAGTTAGAGATTATATTTTAAAAAGAGATATTAACGATATTGACATTGTAGTTGATTTGCCTATGGGTGGGGTTGGATTTGCTGAGTGGATTACAAGAAAACTTGGTGTTTACAAAAAAGATTCAAATCCTCTTTTATACGGTAGATTTGGTACGGCACAATTTAGAGTACTTGATGTTGAATTTGAAGCTGTTATGAGTAGACAAGAAGCTTATGAATACGGTTCAAGAAAACCTGCTGTTAAGTTTGGAACTATTGAGCAAGATGTTTACCGTAGAGATTTTACTATTAATTCATTACTATTAAATGTTTCAGACGGAAATCTTTACGACAAAACTACTATGGGGTTGTCTGATTTACGTAATAGAACTTTAAGAACAACTTCTCATCCAAAATCTATTTTTTCAGAAGACCCATTGAGAATGTTGAGGGCCGCAAGATTTGTTGGGCAATTATCTCCAATGACTACCCAAAAAAATCTTCAATTCAATATTGGCGAAGATGTTGTTAAAGCAATGATTTCTAAAGCAAAAGAAATTAAGAACATTTCAAAAGAAAGAATTAGTGCGGAATTAACAAAGATGCTACTATCAGATAACCCAGCAATGGGAATTGATATTTTAGTTTTTACTGGTGTTATGAATCATATCATTCCCGAATTGGTTCAGTTAGTTGATATGAAGCAAAACAAATATCATCACCTAGATGCCTATAAACATACAATGGTGGTTGTTATGAGAAGTCAAAAAACTTTAGTTTCAAGACTTTCCGCTTTATTTCACGATATTGGAAAATCTCAAACTGCTGTACAAAAAGAAGATGGTGAGTTTTCATTTATTAATCACGAAAATATTGGTGCTGAAATTGCTATGCGAATTCTCACTGAATTAAAATTTCCTAATGTTATTGTTAATAGTGTTTGCAAAGTTATCAAGATGCATATGATTACAAAGAATTGGGGAGATGACCTTGAAAATGTTACTGACAAATCTATTAGAAAGTTAGTAAAGAAAGCTGGCGATGATTTGGGCGACTTATTATCTGTAATTGACGCAGACAACAAGGCACACACTCCAGAGCATGTTATGAAAAATCAGGTTGCTGAAATCAGAAGCAGACTTTTAACTATTAAAGAAAGAAAAGAACCCGTCGAAATGCCCGTTAGTGGGCATGATGTTATGAGCTTTTTTAACCTAAAGGCTGGCCAGAAAATTGGCGAACTACTTAAAATCGCAGAAGATATTTTTTTAGGAAATCCAACTATTTCTAAAGATGATTTGTTAAATAAAATTAAAGAACAAGATTAAGGAGTAATCTTATGAAAGAAAAGATTAAGATTAAAAAACAATGGACCATGGCAATTGATATTGACGCCCAAAAAGGATTTACTTCAATTTGTCCAGATGAGTTGCCAGTTAAAAATGGCGACAGAATAGTCCCAGAGCTCAATGCTAATGCTGAGTTTGCCTCATTAAGAATTGGAAGTAAAGATTGGCACCCAACTACAGCAGTTTGGATTGCTGACGAAGAAAACCCAATATTTTCCGAGATTAATGGACATGGATTAAATGTTGATATTAGATGGCCGGCCCACTGTCTTGGCGGAACCAAGGGTGCCGAGTTGTTAGATGGACTGCCAGAGCCAAACGAATATGACTTTTTTATTTGGAAGGGTATGGAGCCTAACTTACACCCGTATGGTATTTTTTATCATGACTTGGAAGAGCAATTGTCAACGGGTATGATGGAGTATTTATTGGCAAATATTGAAATTGATACATTTCTCGTTGGGGGACTTGCCACTGATTATTGTGTTTATGAGACAACAAAACAACTGCTAAAATTCTTAGAGGATTCTGGTGAATTTGATTGCAGAGTAATTCTAAATCTTAAAGCGACCAAGGGTGTTGATTCGGCCTCTACCGCAAAAGCTTTAGAACACTTAAAGGGTTTGGGGGTTATCTTTATTAAAGACACTTCTGAGCTTGAATTAGACGAATAATATATGCAAATGAAATGGCGTTAAAACTATATTATTTTAACACCATTTTTTATTTAATTTTTAAAAAATAAAGGAGAAATATTAATGTATCATAGTAGAACAAATGTACCTATTAAGATTATAAACACGTCAAGCAATCCATTGCCAAAATATGCTAAGGATGATGACTCTGGTATGGATGTCAGAGCAAACGAAGATTATCAATTAGTTGGCGGAGAAACACATGCGATTGCAACTGGAATATATGTAGAAATTCCAGAAGGTTATGGAATAGAAATAATGTCAAGAAGTGGGTTGGCGTTGAACAAACAGGTTTTTGTATTAAATGCACCCGGAATAATTGACAGTGTATACAGGGGTGAAATTAAAATTATATTACATAACGCTAATTCAGACTATATACGTAACAATTTTTCAATCAAGAAGGGTGACAGAATCGCCCAACTTATATTGAAAAAAATTCCCAAAATAAAATGGGAAGAGGTTGACAAATTATCAGAAACTAATAGGGGCGATGGTGGCTTTGGGCATACGGGCGTTAAATAAAAATATATTATATACATAAAAAATAAATTCTGTATATTTATATACAGACCATATCGTGGTCAATAAATTATAGAGGAGATTTTTTATGTATATTTATAAAACAACAAATATAATAAATAATAAAATTTATATAGGCAAAACATTATACAAGAATGATAAATATTTTGGCTCTGGCGCCGTATTAAAACGGGCCATTAAGAAATATGGTAAGGAAAATTTTATAAAAGAAATTTTATGTGAATGTAAATCAAATGATGAATTAAATGAAAGGGAAATATATTGAATTAAAAAATTAAATTCACAAAATTACACAGTTGGGTATAATATATCAGCAGGTGGCGACGGCGGGGCTTTGTTTAAGGGACATCATCATACTAACGAATCACGTTTGAGAATGTCAAAAACTCACAAACAACAAATAAAAGAAAATGGGCATAATATGATTGGGTTTAAATTTAGTGATAAATCAAAAAGAAAAATGAATCTTAATAGAATTGGAAAATTTGCTGGCGCTAAAAATGGTATGTACGGAAAACATCATAGTATTGAATCAAGAAAAAAAATGAGTCGTCCGCAATTCGGCAACAAAAACGGTATGTACGGAAAACATCATAGTGATGAATCTAAGGCGAAAATATCAAAAAAAATGATAGGTGAAAACAATCCATTTTACGGAAAACATCATAGTGACGAATCTAAGGCGAAAATAAGTAAAAGCCGATTAGGAAAATATTTTGGGAAAAAAAACATACAAATTATTATTAATGGGGTTATTTATTTCTCTGCCGGCGTGGCATCCAGTATATTGGGAATAAAAAAAGCAACCATTAGTTCTAGAGTAAAATCTAAATCAAAACAATTTGAACAATATAAATTGTATGTCAAGAATGAAATATAAAAGAAATAATTGACAAATTTTCTAAAAATACTATTATAGCAATATAAATAAAAAGTGAGGGAGAAAAAATGTATAATAATAATGTAACAAACAAAATTGTAAATTATGAAGATGTTTATAACAACATTAAAAGGGAAGCAATAAAATATCTTACAGAAAATAATATCAAGTCAATGGTATTAGGAATATCTGGCGGTATTGATAGTACTTTGGTTGCGGCAATTGCAAGGCAAATATCTGATGAAACTGGAATTATGTTTATTGGCAGAAGTCTTCCAATTATTCCCAGTGATTATTATAATAAGAAGAAGGAAATGTTTGGGTTTGAAAAAAATGATACAGCAATTAAAGTTGGAGAGGTGTTTTGTGATGATTTTAAAGTAGAAGATTTGTCCGGAGCATTTGATTTCATTTGGATGGATTTGGGCGGCAATCATTCCGAGAAACAGAAATACAAAATTAGACGTGGCAATGTAATGGCAAGACTGAGAATGATAAAACTATATGACTTATCTCATAGAACTGACGGGCTTGTTTTATCAACAGATAATCTAACTGAATTTTTATTAGGTTTTTGGACACTTCATGGTGATGTAGGTGATTATGGAATGATACAAGAATTATGGAAAACAGAAGTATATAAATTGGCAGATTGGGTTTCAAGAAATGTATATCCAGTTGGCTCAAAAGCATTTTTGGCTATTCAGGAATCAATTGCCAAAAAGCCTACTGATGGGTTGGGCGTTAGCGATGGTGATTTATCGCAGTTGGGGGCGCCTACTTATAAAGAAGTTGATACTTTATTAAAAAGATATATCAATTACATTGATAGAACTATAACGCTTGACGAAAAACTTTGGATTGAACTTAAAAATCATCCAGTTATTAAAAGACATTTAGCAAGCACTTTTAAGAGAAAAAATCCATTAAACATCAAAAGAAATATTTTATTAAAATAAAAGATTTGACAAAAAAACCTAAAACATTATTATAGTAATGTAAATAAAGAGCAAAAAAAATAAAAGGAAAAAATAAAATGAACAGGACATTCATAACGGGCGACACTCATAACGACCATGATATTGGCAAATTACAGCCTGATAGGTGGATACAGGGAAATTATCTCACAAAGGGTGATATTCTTATTGTAGCCGGAGATTGGGGTGCATTTTTTAATCCATCTGATAGTATGTGGGAAAAATACGACACCGATATAAGAGCTTGGTGGGAAAAACGACCATGGACCACAGTAGTTGTTTTGGGTAATCATGAAAATTATAATCAAATATTAAAACTTCCAGTAATTGAAAAATTTGGAAATAAAGTATGGCAAGTAAGTGATAGTGTATTTATCCTACAAAGAGGTATGGTATATATTATTAATGGCAACAAAATTTGGACAATGGGTGGCGGATTATCTATTGATAAGAACTATAGAATTAAAGACATAAGCTGGTGGGAACAAGAACATCCGTCTAGGGAAGAATTAGAGAACGGAATGGACGCTTTACAGCACGAAGACGTTGTTGGTAATGTTGATTATGTTATTACTCATGTTGCGCCAACAAAAATTGTTTATAAATTATATGGTAGTCAATGTACATGGCACCCAAAATATAGGGACCCGTTAAGTGTATATTTGGATGAGATTAAAGATATTTACTTAATTGACTATAAGCATTGGTATTGTGGTCATTATCATTTAAACCGAGAATTTGAAGAAGATAAATTTACAATATTATATAATGATATTGTAGAAATTACTGGGAGTGATAATGAAAGATAATCTAACGACAAAATATGCTGGAAAGTGGTTAACATTAATGGAAAGAAGTGTTGGTAAAACTAATTGGGAATTTGTCAAAAGAAATGGAACAAGAAATGCCGTTATAGCAATTGGGGTTACAGAAGACAGTGAAGTAGTTTTAATTAAACAACATAGATATACATTTAATAAAACTATAATTGAATTCCCTGCCGGATTAATTGATGATGGCGAAAGTATTGGCGAAACAGCATTGAGAGAGTTAGAGGAAGAAACTGGTTGCTCTGGCAAATTAATATCTGTTTCTCCATTAATTGCTTCAAGTTCTGGCCTTTCTACGGAAGGATTATATATTGCTGAAATATTAATTACCAATACAGAGGGTGAGCAAAGATTAGATGATATTGAAAAAATAGATTGGGAATTATATAAACTGGATGACACATTATTGGATAGGCTTGAAAAAGAAGCCAAAGAAAATGATTATATTATTAGCAGTAGATTGTATGCTTATTTAATGGGAATGAGAAATAAATTGACAAAATAAAGTATTATTTTTATTATAGCATTGTAAATAAAAAATAAGGGAGAGTTACTAATGCCAAAGAATCTAGGAGATTATACAATTGATGAATTAAGCGCAGAGCTTAAAAAAAGAGAAGAAGAAGCATTGGAAGCGTATATGCCAAAAATCCGACCAATGATTGACCTTATAAGGGACTTACCAAAATTTGTGAGTGGTTATAAAAATGCAATCACGGAATGCTTGAACGACGAAGAGTATGATACACAATATGATTACGAGGCAGTTATGTGTTTTATATTTGGCGATGATGTTTTTACTTGGATAAATGAACATACAGATTAAAATAAAAAAGGGAGATTAAAATGAAAATATATTGTTGCCAATGTAATGAAATGATTGACGCAAGATTAACAAATGGAATAGAAATTTACCCGAAGCGTGGTGATTTATTTTTTCTATCATTTTGGATTTGTGATAATTGCGGCAATTATGTGGGCTGTCATAATAATTCAAACAAAGTAACAGATAGAATAAAACCACTTGGCGTTATTGCAAATAAGGAAATAAGAGATTTGAGGCACAAAATACATTGCAAAATAGACCCAATATGGGAAGATGGATTTATACCAAGAAAAGATTTATATAAATATATTTCTCTAGAATTAGGGCGTGAATATCATACAGCAAATATAAAATCATTTGAAGAGGGAGAAAAAATATTAACTATAATTGATGAAATGTGGTAAAAATAATAAAAAAGATTTGACAAAAAAAGACAGAAATATATTATAGTAATGTAAATAAAACAGGAGGGTTCAATGGGAATTATAAAAAGCATTAAAAAATTATTTCATAAGCATAAATTTAATACTATACAAATTATAAAAAATGAATATGGTGAAATTTGGGAAGACCACTGCGAATGCGGAAAAATTCAAAGAATAATTTTTGATGAACATGGAAAGTGTATTGGCATAAGAGACAAAAAATTAGGAGAGGAATAATGAGAATAATTAACAGTCTATTAGACACTGACGCATATAAATTTTCTATGGCGCAAGGAGTTCTCCATACTCAACCAGATGCATGGGTTAAATATAAATTTGCCCTAAGAAATGATGGAATTCAACTTGGATATTTGGCCGAAAGAGTGAAGAGAGAAATAAAAGCACTATGTAAATTATCATTTTCAGATGCCGAATTAGAAGCATTGCAAGATAAAATGCCATTTCTGAAAGATGATTTTATGGAATTTCTACGTTTACTTAGATTAAATTATAAGTATATTACTGTTAAAGATGCAAATGGCGATTTAGAAATATATGTAGAAGGGCCTTGGATATATACTATATGGTTTGAAGTACCTGTATTGGCAATTGTAAATGAATTATATTTTGGCCCGCCTTATTCTATTTCTTATAAAATTGCCCATGATAATTTGGAAGCAAAACTTGAGAAAATAATTCATGTAGATGGATTTAAGTTCGCCGATTTCGGCACAAGACGAAGATATTCTTTTGCTTGGCAAAATGATGTTATAGGGGAAATAAAAGAGTTTTTTTCTGATGCCGGACGTGCGGGCGAGTTTTTCGTTGGAACCTCAAATGTATTATTGGCGATTAATCATAACATTAAAGCTATTGGTACAATGGCACATGAATGGTTCCAAGGACACCAGCAAGCTCATGGTGTTGGTTTGTTAGATTTTCAAAAAGTTGCACTTGAAAGATGGTCGCAAGAATACAGAGGATTGTTGGGAATAGCATTGAGCGATATTATTGGCTTTGATGCTTTCTTGGAAGATTTTGATTTACACTTTGCAAAATTATTTGATGGCTGTAGACATGATTCAGGTGACCCATTTGAATGGTGTAAAAAATTAATCGACCATTATATTAGACTTGGAATTGACCCAAGAACAAAAACTGCTGTATTCTCAGATGGTTTAGATGTTGATAAAGCAATAAGACTATTTAGTGAATTTAATGGTAGAATTAATGTTAGTTTCGGCATTGGTACAAATCTTACAAATGATGTTGGGTTTGAACCATTACAGATTGTTATGAAAATGGTTGAACAGAATCGTAGACCAGTTGCTAAATTATCAGACTCTAAGGGTAAGGGAATGTGCGAATATCCTTGGTTTGTTAAACTATTAAAGAAAATGTTTAAATTAAAAATATAAAAAAGGGAGAGTAAAATGGGAACAAGAAGTAGTACAATAGTAAAAGAAGGAAATTTAGACTCAAAATCAATTATATACATGTACAAACAATTTGATGGTTATTTGTCAGGGCATGGTGCAGATTTAAAGGAAGCATTTGGTAATACAAGAATAATTAATGGTATAGGCGGCAGTGTACAAACTCCGGATTTTGCTAACGGAATGAGTTGTTTAGCGGCACAAATTGTGGCAGAATTTAAAGAAGAGATTGGTGGAATTTATTTACATCCAACAGACACTGACCCGCAATCATATGATTATACATTATATATCAAACCAGAAGGTTCAATATATAATATGCCTAGAGAAGGACTTCCGCTGTATGTTAAGGTTACTAGTTATGGTGATAGGGAAATATATGATGGATTGTTATCTGAAATGCCATTAAATGAAGATGAAGACGAAGATTAAAATAATATTGGAGAGATTATGACAAAAGAAAATGATATATGGACTTGCTTAACCATAAATAAAGAAACTAATGAGGAACTATCTTTTGCTATTTGGAAAAATGGGAATAAAATGGAATTTACACCAGAAGAAGCTATAATAACATTTCCGAAAGCAATGAATAAACATAGACAAGGCTTAATAATGTATAATATTTGTGAGGGGGGTAGATATGAAGCTGATAGATGAAGATAAAAAACCGTATATAGTAGAAACAGTTATTACAAAAGTAAGGAAGTATAATCCTAACTATTGTGTTAGTGGAAGAATATAGAGATAGAAATTTACCAAAGGAGAAATAATGAACAAATTATATGCAGAAGTAAAAGAAATGATTATTGAATATTATTTGCAAGAAAAAAATAAAATTGGTTGACAAAAACGTTTAATGCAAAAAACTGGACTAAGTGCTTATAAGATAAATAAAATACTAAAAGAGGAGAAAATTTATGGAAAAAGAACCTAAGCAAGTTATTGTCATGCGCAAGGATTTGGGTATGAGTAGAGGCAAAATAATAGCCCAATCTGCCCACGCAACCAAGGCCCCAATATTCCCAGATATGATAAAAATTACAGAAGTTAATGGAATTGTTGGCGCTAAAGTAAAAGAAATACCATTACCAGTAGCATTATGGTTTACGGGAAAATGGGTTGCGATTGGATTAAGAATTGATTCAGATGATGAGTTGTTAGAAATTTATAGACAAGCTAAAGCGGCAGGTTTACCATGTGATTTAATTACTGACGCCGGTAGAACTGAATTGGGTAGGCCGACAAATACAGCAGTTGGAATTGGACCTTGGTGGCCAGAAGAGATTGATAAAATTACTGGGCATTTACCGTTATATAAATAGGAGATAAAATGAAGAGATTTTTGTTACTGGCGGTGGTAGTAATGGTATCAATATTTATTATTAATATAATCATGCCAAACGAACCTGCTTCATGGAGTAGATGGGGCGTTTGGGCAACTGGTTATATTACTGGTATAATAATAATGGGGATTAGTGCAAATGAAAAAGAATAAATGGCCAATATTCCCAAGAATTATGAGCGTAATAGTATGGGATAATGGAACATGTGAATTTCATGGAAGATTACCAACGAAAGAAGAAAAAGAGCATTATGAATTAGAAGCTATGAAAGCAAAAGCTATCAGGGATGAAGAAAAGGTAAAGAGTGATGCTGAATTAAAAAAACATAAGGGTGCGTGGAAATTACACGAAATGTTTATATTAGGTGGAGTTAGAAATAATAAAGGATATAAATAATGCAGAATCAACCAAATCCTATTAAAAAATTAATAAGTCGAATTGATGCAGAAGAAGCTAAAAAAGAAGAAGTGAAAAATTATTACAAATATGTTAAAAGTGGAAGGGATTACATTCCATGTCAGCAAACGGCAGATGAACTTATGTCAGGAGTTTATAATGTAGACCAAGCAAGTGATGGTTCGTGGTTCTTTTCAGAAGTAAAATATGACAATTATGATTTAATTAAATTTGATGATACTGTTGGTGATGAAATATTAAGTGAGTTCGATAGTTTTTGGAACAGAAAAAATGAATATACAAAAAGAGGAGAACCACACAAAAGAGGATATTTGTTATGTGGCCCTGCCGGAAGTGGCAAGACTTGTTTATTAAGAATAATGATGGATAAATTTATTGCTAATGGTAATATAGTGTTTTTGCTTAATAGGCATATCCCAACAGAAGGTATAAAGATATTTAGGGAAGTTGAACCTGAGCGCAAAATAATGATTATAATAGAAGACATTGACACCTTCCTTGAATATGAAGAGGATGAACAAGCACTGTTGCAATTATTAGATGGCGGTATTCAGCACTCAAATACAGTTATGATTGCTACAACAAATTATCCTGAAAAGTTGCCAGATAGAATTATTAACAGGCCATCAAGGATTGACAGAGTTGTAGAGATTGACATGCCTACCAAGGATATGAGAAGAGAGTATTTGAAAGTTAAAGCTTTGGAATTAGAAGAAGATAAATATGATAAATGGTTAAAGGATTCGAAAGGATTTAGTTTTGCTCATTTGAAAGAATTAATAATGGCTGTAGAAATATATGATATTAAATATGACGATGCTTTAGGCAGAATTAATAAAATGAGGAAGAAAATTATTAAGTCAAAAGATTGGCAAAAAGATTTAGATGGCAAATCTGATGCCCCAAATATTGGATTTGGAAGTTAGGAAAGGAAGTTATAATGAATTTTAATTCAATAAGAAAAAAGAAGAAAGGTAGAGACCCATGTTATAAATGTATTTATTGTGGTAAATTTATTTCTTATAAATCCATCAGTGAAGGAAAAATAGATTCTCAATTTACGCCAGATACAGAATATTCTATTGAACTTATGGAATTTTGGCATAAGAGTTGTAAGAAAAAAGAAGAAAAAAAAGGAAATAAATATGACAGAAGATATTAAAAAATATAAAGAGATATACAACATGACTGACGAAGATTATGGCAACTTTTCAGACCGCATTGGAGTATTATTAGATTCTGAAGTTATAAGCGAATATCAGGCAGTACTAATTGCTTTAGATGAAATGAAATTAAGAATAAAAGTTTAGGAGATTAAAATGAAGACAGTGTATGGGGTAGTTATATCTTATGAATATGAAGGCGAAGACACATTGCCAACTCTTTATGAAGACAAGGTTAAGGCGAGAGAAATGATGCTTGAACAAATAGAAGCACATGAATTACATACTCATAGAAAAAAGTTTGTAGAAGTAGAAGAAGATACTTGGCAGTTAAAATCAATAATGTTTTATTTAAGAAGCTATGATTTAATAGAAAGTATATAAAAAAGATTTGACAAAATAATCTAAAATACTATTATAGTAATGTAAGTAAAACAAGGAGGAGAAAATATGAAAGTTTATTTTAGTGCTGATTATCACTTTCAACATGGCAATATGATTAAATATGCTGACAGACCGTTCAAAGATGTTGACCACATGGATAAAGCTATAATTAATAACATTAATAATAGAGCTAATTCTGAAGATATAATTTATCACATTGGAGATTTTATATTTAAAGGCGGCAAAGAAGCAAGCGGAAAGACAAAATCTCAAAATTATGAAGATAAAATTAATGCCAAAATTATTCACATTATAGGAAATCATGATAGAAATAACTCTGTTAAAGGTGGACTTGAAAATGCAACAATTAGATTTGCTAACAAAGACTTCTATCTTGTTCACTTTCCACCAACAGAAATAGAAGAAATTCCAGCCAATATTGATTGTGTTCTTTGCGGACACGTTCACCAAA